GATGTATGGAAGGGCAGGTGAATTACTGTATATCATAGTGATGTTCTGTATAGGTGTACTGATCAGCATTGCCAGCCACCGCTCTCCCGAATAAGGGGGGTGGTGGTTTTTTGTTCAGTAGCTTACTGAGTGTACACCGCCGAAACCGGCGGGTGAGTCTTACAAAATTCACACCCCAAAAATTAAAAAGTATCACTCAATATAACCAGAGTAGCTATCAGACCGACGCTCTACTATCTCAAAAGTATCGGCATTCCTGCTTCTTCTGGCGTTCTATCCCCCTTCTGGCAGTTACAGCTTTTACAAGCAGTAATTAGATTCTCCCAAGTCTCTTTTCCGCCTCTACTTTTTGGCAAAATATGATCTACAGATAATTCTTCAGTTCCAAGTTGCCTTAAGCAATAACCGCAGCTATAATTATCTCGTAAGAATATATTACGCCTATTAGGTTTATACATTCTATCCGGTAACTTTACATATTTCTTAAGTACAACGGTTTTTGGAATTTGAAAAGGCTCACCTCCTGCGCTCACGAGGATGTAATCCTCATAAAAGTCGATAGGAGTTACCTTTTCTCCCATTAAGAGACGTAAGCCCCTTTTCCAAGACACAACTGTTAAGTGTGTATAATTACTGTTAAGTATTGTTGTATTTTTCATGCTTAGTATTTCTTTAGAAAGGAGGCGAGAGCCTCATGAGACCATACATTCCTATTGATGTGCGAATGAGAGAAACCGCAGAGCTTCAAAAAAGTGTCGCGGCGGATCTAAACGTACCAGACCCATCTCCTATTATAACCAAGAAAGCAAAAAAGGAAAGCGCTTCTAATGAAAATTCCGCAGAATATGACAGAGGAACAAGTGGTGGCAACGATAACGCGAGTGTCGAGTCGCCTAGCGAATAAGTTTACATTTCCCAATTATGAGGCTGATGATATTATTCAGGAGGCTTTTATAATTGGGATGGAAGCTATGAATCGTTATGATGGTGTTAGACCACTCGAAAACTTTCTTTCTATTCATATAAAAAATAGATTAAAGAACTTCAAACGCGATAACTACTATCGTCAGGACGAAGGCAAAGCCCAAGAAATCCAAAACGGCAAAAAGAAACTCCTTGACGCATCTAGCATTGACAATATTAAGTATCTTGTTGTCAATTCAGAGTGTTCCACATCGCTAGAAGAGCGCGAACTATGCGAATATATTGATCTTCACTTACCTGCTAATATGCGAAGCGATTTTCTGAGATTTAAGAATGATCAAACTTTAACAAAAACTAAGAAAGTAAATTTGTTAAACCATTTAAAATTAATTTTGGAGCAATTTTATGGCTAATATGCGTACTGGCAGACTTGATCTTAATGAACAATCGTACATTAAAGAAAATATTAAAGATATGTCGTATGAAAATATTGCGACGGTCCTTAATCGTGATCCCAAGTCTGTACTTTTATGGATTAAGAAAAATATTGGAATTAATGCCAGTGACCGCAAAGAAGTAGAAGCCCTAAATGAACTCAAAAGTAAAGCCTATTGGTATGATCTTGAGAGTCAATTCAATGAAGACGAGCTGGAAATGTTCGTCTTCCATTGGAAGAAGATGTGGTCACAATTTAGAGACGATGTATTTCATACTGAAGAAATTCAAATTGTTGATACTATTAAACTTGAGATATTAATGAATAGAAGTTTGAAATCGCAAAATGACAATATAAAAATGCTTTCTAATCTAGAACAGGTTATAATAGAAGAAAAAAACCAAGACAAGGATTCAATTGATTGGGACATGATTACTAATCTTGAAAGGCAATGTGCAGTATTGCGCGCCTCACAAGAAGCAATCTCTCGCGATTATAAAGATCTGCAAACTAAAAAATCCGCAATGATTAAAGATCTTAAAGGTACTCGCGAACAACGTATTAAAGCTATTGAAGATAGCAAAACAACATTTGCATCTTTAATTAAGAAAATTATTTTAGACCCCGAATTTCGCAGAGCCGCTGGAACTGACATGGAAAAAATGCGACTCGCAATGGACGCTGAACGACAAAGACTTGGTGAAGCCCACACTTATGAAGATGGCATAACCGATCAACCCTTTTTAACCCCGGAAACCGTGGAAGGATAAAAATGAAGAAACGCGCAGTAGTAACCGGCATCACAGGACAAGACGGCAGTTATTTGGCCGAATTACTTTTATCTAAGAAATATGAAGTGCTGGGGATCTACAGAAGAACCTCCCAACCTAACTTTTCTAGACTTGCTAATTGCGTAGCAAACAAAAGATTTAATCTTATCGAAGGTGATCTCACAGATGAGGGGTTCCTTTATCGAATATTAAATGACTATGAAGTTGACGAGTTCTATAACTTGGGCGCACAATCCCACGTTAAAACTTCTTTTGATCAACCCGGAACGACATGGGACATCACTGCTCGCGGGGTTCTGAACTGCTTGGAAGCTATACGCAATTGTAGCACAGGAACCAAGTTTTATCAAGCATCTTCTAGCGAAATGTTTGGGAAAAATTACACGACCGTCTATGATGACTTTGGTGAAAATCCACTTAAATTTCAAAATGAAGATACTCCATTTATGCCGCAGTCACCATATGCCATCGCAAAGCTGGCCGGACATCATCTAGTTAGAAATTATCGAGACTCCTATAATATATTTGGATGCTCTGGTATTCTTTTTAATCATGAGAGTGAACGAAGAGGGGAAAATTTTGTTACAAGAAAGATTACTAAGTGGCTGGGGGAATTTATAGCAAGTGATCAAGATAAAAAATTTCCTAAGTTGCGTTTGGGTAATTTGGATGCTCGTAGGGATTGGGGCCATGCGCAAGATTATGTCAAAGCTATGTGGCTCATGCTTCAACAAAATGTAGCGGACGATTATGTGGTAGCTACTGGTGAAACTCATACTATTAAGGAGTTTTTACATGAGGCATTTTCTATTTACGGATTGGAATGGCAACGACACGTTGTGGTTGATCCTAACTTTTACCGTCCTGCTGAGGTTGAATTTTTACTTGGAAGCCCGAAGAAAGCGAAAGAAAAACTAAAGTGGCAACCTGAAGTATCGTTTCATACACTTGTAGAAAGAATGGTTAAAAACGATGTCGATGAAGCGAGACTATCAAGACCCCAATTACAAGCAATTTAGGTCAAAAGTTTTAAAGCGTGACAAATATACGTGTCAATTATGCAAATCCCGTATCCGAAGGAGCCTAGAAGTGCATCACATTATGACTTGGGCCAATGCGGGTACGCTAAGGTTCGATCCCGGAAACGGGATTACCCTTTGTAAGAGTTGTCATAAAGACATTACAGGCAAGGAAGTACACTTCCAGAGTTTATTTTTAGCACTGATACAAAAAAATGGAAAAAAAACCTGAATTTATCATATTAAAAGACACCAGAGAGCAGACCCCTTGGGAGTTTTACTACGAACACACCGTGGCTGAAGAGGTTACAACCTTAAAAACCGGCGACTACACAGTAAAAGGCATGGAAGATAAGCTCTGTATTGAAAGAAAAGGATGTATTGAGGAGCTTGCTAATAATTTGGGGCGTGAATTTGCCAGATTTTCTAGAGAATTAACTAGAATGGACTCTTTTCCCCATGCTTTTATCATTTGTGAGTTCCCCTTAAAAGATTTAATGGAGTTTCCTTTCCATAGACCTAATAACAAACTCCAAAAAGAGAGTAAAATAAGCGGAAAATATCTACTTAAGCAAATTATGGAAATACAACTAAAGCATAATGTAAAAATAATGTTTTGTGGTAATAAATTCTATGCAAATCAAACCGCACTTTCATTAATGAAGAGAATCAATGAGCGATATAGAACAGAAACTTAAGGATGCATGGTTAAATATAGATGTAGACGAGGACTCTTTATTTAATCCATTAGATTATATATATGAATTAGCAGGTGAAGATAAAACTAAAGTACCCGATGTTCTTGCATGGTTAATGACAAGACCGGAATATTTCTCATTTGTATGTAAGTATATATTTAATATAGAAATATCTCCAATACAAGCATTAATTTTATATGATATGTGGAATAGAAAATTCCCAATGCTAGTTGGATCGCGTGGATTTGGTAAATCTTTCATCTTATCGCTATATTGCATGCTTAGGGCGTTCTTTTTGCCCGAACGTAAGATTGTTGTTGTGGGTGCTGCCTTTAGACAATCTAAAGTATTGTTTGAATATGCTGAAACTATTTGGAGAAATGCGCCAATTCTACGTGACCTATGCGATCAAAATAGTGGAACGACTAGAGATGTTGATAGATGTACAGTAAAAATTAATAGAAGTGTTATTACTTTCTTGCCATTGGGCGATGGTCAAAAAATTAGAGGTCAGCGAGCTAATGACATTGTGGCAGACGAATTCGCTTCGATACCTAGAGATATTTTTGAAAATGTTGTTGCAGGTTTCGCGGCTGTTGCAAGTTCGCCTATTGATAAAGTAAAAGCAAAAGCAAAAGAGAAAAAAGCCAGAGAATTGGGAATAAATTTGGATGAAGTTGTAGATAATTCAGAGTTCTACAGATCAAATCAAATTATATTATCAGGAACAGCATATTATGATTTCAATCACTTCGCAGACTACTGGAAAAGATACCATGCGATTGTGAAAAGCAAAGGCGATAGAGCTAAATTAGCTGAAGTATTTAAGTCAGAAGTTCCGGATGATTTTAATTGGAAGGATTATGGTGTTTATAGAATACCTGTAGATATGCTTCCGACTGGATTTATGGATGAAGGACAAATTTCTCGCGCTAGAGCTACTGTTCACGCCGGTATATTCCAAATGGAATATGGAGCTTGTTTCTCAACAGATTCTAAAGGATTTTTTAAACGTAGTTTGATTGAGTCCTGCGTTTGCTCAGAAACAAAGCCTATCACATTGCCATCAGGTGATGTATTTTTTGAAGCAAGCACAAGAGGAAACCCCAATAAAAGATATGTTATCGGAGTTGACCCTGCATCTGAAGTTGACAATTTTTCTATTGTTGTACTAGAAATTAATGATGACCATAGAAGAGTTGTCTATGTTTGGACAACAACTAGAGATAGACACAGAGAAAGCCTTAAAAGTAATTTAACAGAAGAAAATGATTTTTATGGATATTGCGCTCGTAAAATTAGAAATCTAATGAAGATATTTCCCACTGTAGAAATCGCTATGGACCCACAGGGGGGCGGTATAGCAGTCATGGAATCATTACACGATAAAGCTAAATTAAAAGAGGGCGAAATACTGATATGGCCCAAAATAAACCCCGATAAGCCCGCACCAACAGATAGTGAAGCCGGTTTACACATTATTGAAGTTATGAATTTTGCAAGCGCGCAATGGACAAGCGATGCCAACCATAGTTTAAGAAAAGACATGGAAGATAAGGCATTATTATTTCCATTTTTTGACGTTGCTAGTCTAGGTTTATCTCTTGAAGAAGACAAACGTACAAATAGAACACACGACACCTTAGAGGACTGTGTTATGGAAATTGAAGATTTGAAAAACGAACTATCTTTAATTGTCATCAGCCAAACTCAAAATGGTAGAGAAAGATGGGACACGCCCGATACAAGAAGTGGTAAAAAGAATAAACTTCGCAAAGATAGATATTCAGCTTTGCTAATGGCTAACTGGGTTGGCAGAAATATAGACAGGGCTGTAGATGTTATAAAATATGATGAAGAATACTATGCGAATGTTGGATTTGCCCAAGGATATATTAAAAATGGCGACATTGGTAATGACCTATATTCTGGACCAGCATGGTTCTCAGAAAATATGAAAGATATTTACAATAATTATTTCTAGAGTGTGTATTAGATTGTAATAGGATTACCAATACAATTAACCGGAGAATCAATACTAATGTCGCAAGATATCGAACTTTATAAAACGTGGGGCGATGACTCTTCTAAGCAACAGGCTTTCTCAGAAGCTGCTGATGCATATAATGAAAATAGCGCAATAGGGAGAGAAAAGGCTTTAGGATATTCATATCGTTCATATATTGATATCGAACCTAATCGCTCTGTACGTACAAGTATAACTAGAAATGATTATTATCGTTTCCGCCCCGAAGAAGCTGTTCCTACTCGTCAAAAGCGCATTCTCAAAATGGCTATGGATGCCTATGATAGAGTTGGTATTATCAGAAATGTAATTGATTTGATGGGCGACTTTGGATCTCAGGGTGTGGATATTGTTCACCCTAATAAGTCTATTGAAAGATTTTATAAGGCTTGGTTTAAACAAGTAAAAGGTCAAGAAAAGTCTGAACGATTCTTGAATTATCTATACAGAACTGGAAATGTAATTGTAAAAAGAAGTACGGCTAAAATTAATGCCGCCAGAGAAGATGAATTAAGAAAATCAGTGGCTGCTGATATGGAAATTGTAGATAGAAAATATGTCAAGAGAGAAATCCCTTGGCAATACGACTTCTTAAACCCGTTGACTATAGATGTTCTTAATTATTATAATGGTATGTTTTTAGGCGAACCTATCTATGTTATGAACCTATCTAAAACAACATATGATACATTCACGGCTGCTGATATGAGTGGCAAGCAAACCTTTTCTAAATTACCACCTGATATTCAAGCTCAGATCAAACAAGGTAAAAGACAAATTAGAATTGATCCCGAAACAATCGAAGTCTTCTATTATAAAAAAGACGACTGGTTAGTTTGGGCTAATCCTATGTTATACGCTATTCTTGATGATCTTATTATGCTAGAAAAGATGAAACTTGCCGACCTAGCAGCACTTGATGGTGCGATTTCACAAATTCGTTTATGGACCGTGGGCAGTCTAGACCATAAGATTATTCCTAAAAAGGATGTTATTAATAAACTTAGAGATATTATCGCCTCTAACACTGGTGGTGGTACTATGGACTTAATTTGGGGTCCAGAATTATCATTTAAAGAAAGCTCCTCTGATGCATATAAATTTCTTGGAAAAGAAAAATACGAGCCTGTACTTACAAGTATTTATGCAGGATTGGGAATTCCTCCTAGTTTAGCTGGGGCTACTTCTGGCGGAAGTTATGCAGATAATTACGTCTCATTAAAAACCCTAATTGAGCGACTTGAATATGGACGTATGTTATTAACTCAATTCTGGAATAAAGAAATCAAGCATATACAAAAGGCGATGGGGTTTAAACTTCCTGCCCAAATTAGATTTGACAATATTATTCTTTCAGATGAGTCTGCTGAAAAACAATTATTGGTTAATCTTGCAGATCGCGGAATTCTTTCAGATCAAACTATTCTTGAGAGATTTGGAGAAATTCCTGAAATTGAAAGACTAAGAGTTAGAAGAGAAGAGCAATCTAGAAGATCAGATATATCAACACCAATGAAGGCAAGTCCATATCATAATCCAAATGTTAGAAACGATGTTGCTAAAGTTCTAGTAACTAAAGATGGATTAGCAGATGAATATTATCATGATGAGTTAGATTTACCTAAGAGAAAAATTCCAACGCCTCCTGCGGCAAAACCGCCAATCGGGGGAGGAAATCCAATTCCAGATGCTCCAAAATCTGTAGATGGAAAACCTCAAGGCGGAAGACCTTCTGGCAATAAAGATAAAATAAAAAGAAAGACAAAAACAATAGGTGAGACTGCTGCTACATTATGGGCATATGATGTTCAAAAATCAATAGCAGAAGAAGTAACTCCTATGATGTTGGATTTTTATAAAAAGAAAAATGTAAGATCTTTAACAAAGGCTGAATTTGATCAACTTGAGCATTTTAAGCTATGTTTACTTACTAATATTGAACCTTTTATTGAATTAACTCCTGAGATAATTAAAGAGTTAATTGATAAAAATGGAAAACCATCCGCTGAATTTCTAGGCAAAGTTGACGCGCAGGTGAGCGAGTTTGTGTATATAAAATCTAGAAAACCCACAGTAGATGAAATGAAATATATATATGCCTCAGTCTATGTTGATTCATTAGAACTTGAAGAAATGTCAGACTAAGTATATATATTCTATGAGGTAAAAAATAATATGCATGTATTTAAAGCAGAAGCAAAAGATGGTATTGGAGACTTGGTAGCAAATAGTAATTCTATTGCCTTTTGCGCCGAAGCTATTCCATATACCCCTACTGAGGTAGAAGTTAACCAAGCTAAAGCAATAAAAGCTATTGCAGAAGTTTCTAATGCGCCAACTGATCTTTATTATGTAAAATCTATACTTGCTAGTGTTGGCTGGAATAAAAACGATGATGTTTTTGATCCAGTTGAAACTTGGAAGGCTAGAACAAGTCCAGTCGATAAACAATTTAATTATATGCACGATGAGAAAGATATCATTGGTCATATGGTAAGTTGTTATGCAATGGATGACGGTGGTAATATTATGCCAGATTTTAACGATATGTCTCAAGTGCCTTCAGCATTTGATATTGTTACTGGCGCTGTCTTATATACAAGTTGGACAGATAAGAAGCTAAAAGCAAGAATGGATAAAATTATTGCAGATATCGAAGAGGGTAAAAAATGGCATGTTTCTATGGAATGTCTTTTTCCTGCTTTTGATTATGCCATGATCGACGTTAAAGGCAATCAAAAAATTGTTAAACGCGAAGAATCATCAGCATTTCTAACCAAGCATTTAAGAGCATACGGTGGAAATGGAGAATACGATGGATATAAAGTTGGAAGACTTTTACGCGGTTTTTCATTTTCCGGTGTAGGATTAGTAGAGAAACCTGCAAATCCTCGTAGTGTTATTTTAAACTACTCTAACAAAAAAAATATTAACTTTAGTGAATCACAAGCTGAGGAGATCGAAATGAATGAATTAGAACTTTTGAAAGCTGAACTTGCCGAAGCTAAGAAAGCCGAAGACGAAGCCAAAAAGGCCAAGGACGAAGCTGATGCCAAGGTAAAAGATGCCGAAGAAGAAAAAGAAAAAATGAAAGTCAAGGCAGAAGAAGAAGCCAAGAAAGCCAAAGAAGAAGCTGAAGAAGCTAAGAAGGCTAAAGTTAAGGCCGAAGAAGAAGCCAAAAAGGCAAAAGACGAAGCTGAATCTGCTAAGAAAGCTAAGGCTGATGCTGAAGACGAATTAAAGAAAATGAAAAAAGAAAAAATGATGGAAAAGAGAAAGGCATCTTTAGCCGAAGCCGGATTAAATGGCGACGACGTTCAAGAAAGTCTTGCTCAATTCGAAGCATTGGCCGACGAGGCTTTTGAAGCTGTTATTGCAGCTATTAAGAAAGTTAAAACAAACTCTCTACCAATGCAAACACCTGACGCACCTAAGTATTCACCAAGTGGCGACGATCTATATCCTAGAAGCAAGCCAGATGGTAACTACAAGATGAAAGTCGGAAAAGCTGAAGAAGAAACTGACGCTAATGAAGCAGATGCTTCTGTTCTTGAGTCAGCAGAGGCTTCTCCTAATCAAATTCCAATGGTGGACTCCGCAGAAGAAGAATCAATCAGATCTTTTGCAAGCGAATGGTTCAGTTCTCAAGTTCTAAAATCAACTGCTAATATTAAGTAATTTAAAGGAGCTTATCTAAAATGGCTTTAAAATCAGATCGTTTCGAATTCCAAACAGACGTTAGTTTCTTCATGAATGAAGTTGCAGAACGTGGTGGCGTAGCAGTTCATGCTACAGGTATTGCTTCAGGTACATCACCATCAGGCGCTGCAATGGATTCATCATTAAACGTAATTACATACGCTTCTAATCCTTCTGGTCTAGTTCCAGTTGGTATTCTTCTAAATGACATGGTTAATCTTGACCTAACCCGTCAACACATTAACTGGCACAAGAATGAAATTCAAAAGGGTGGTAAGGTTACAATTCTACGCAAGGGCTATGTTGTAACAAACAAAATTCACCCAACAGGATTTCCAATTGCCGGTAACTTTGCATATCTTGCAGACAGTGGTTTGATTTCTACATCAACTAGAGCTTTGACACTAGATGCTGGCGCTCAACCTGTTGGTCGCTTCCTATCAAGCAAAGATGCTGATGGTTACGCCAAAGTCGAAATTAACCTTCCATAATTTATAAAGAAATAGGAGAATATTAGAATGTCACTAGAACGTCCAAGTCAAGATTTTATTAATCTATTAACACGCTCAGGTAGCTCAGATAAATCTGTAGCTCTTGATGCACAAAGAGAAATCGCTAAAGCTCTAGAACTACCACTACGTAAGGGCATCATGTATGGTGATGTCGTTACAGGTATCTATGAGAAAATGGTCATTGAACCGGGTTCACAACCTGAATTCCCTCTTGACCTTCTAGCTCCGGGTACTGAGCGCGACTACACCGCTTATACCAATCCGGGTCACGGTCGTATTCCTGAGAAGCACGTTGAAGGCGATTACGTCATGGTTAACACCTACGGCATCACCAACAGCATCGACTTCCTACTTCGTTATGCTCGCGAAGCTCGTTGGGACATCGTAGCTCGTGCTATGCAAGTTCTTGAAGCTGGTTTCGTTAAGAAGCTAAATGATGACGGTTGGCACACTATCCTTGCTGCTACGGTTGACCGTAACATCTTGGTTTATGATGGTGACGCTGCTCAAGGTCAATTCACCAAGCGTTTAATTTCTCTATGTAAGACAGTTATGCGTCGTAACGGTGGTGGTAACTCCGTAACAGCAACTGGTCGTCTTACAGATCTTTACCTATCACCAGAAGCTATCGAAGATATTCGCAACTGGGGTATTGATCAATTGGACGAAATTTCACGCCGTGAAGTTTACCAAGCTGCTAGCGATGGCGCTCCAATGACAAGAATCTTCGGTGTTAACCTAACAGATCTATTCGAATTAGGTGATAGCCAAGAATACCAAAACTTCTTCCTAAATGACCTTGGTGGCTCACTAGGCTCAAGCAAAGTTGAACTTGTTGTAGGTCTTGACCTTAACAATCGTGATAGCTTTGTTATGCCAGTTCGTCGCGAAGTTGAAATTTTCGAAGACGAAGCTCTTCACCGTAACCAACGTCAAGGTTATTACGGTTGGGCTGAAGTTGGATTCGGCGTACTTGACAATCGTCGCGTTCTTGCCGCTAGCTTCTAAGCTAAATATAAACGTAAAAAGAGGACAGGCTTTAAGCCTGTCCTTTTTTTATTGTGTATAGATATATAAACCATTACTGCAAAACTGGCGGTAGGAGATCATATATGAGCGCGCTAACAAACTATCTAGAGTCAACTATTCTCAATCATCTTTTCAGAGGAATAGCATACTCTGCACCATCTACTTTATATATTGGATTAAATCAATCATTTAATTCTGGAAGTCTAAAATCAGGGATAGTAGATGAACCCACAGGTGGCGGATATTCAAGACAATCATACACTTCAAATTCATCAAATTGGATAACGCCATTCTATTCGGGAATTGCTTCTGGAGTCACGTACAATAATAATCAAATTCAATTTCCTGTCGCTACCTCTGATATAGGTAATGTTTCAGGAATTTTTATTGCTGATGACGCTGCAAGTGGGAATATATTATTTTTTGGTCAACTAAATTCCCCAAGATTTATCAGAAGCGGAGATCAATTCGTATTCTCTAGCGGATCATTGAAAGTGTCTGCTAGTTAAATGAATACTTATATATCAAACTTAATAAATTTTTTATTGCCAACAATAAGAGTTTTTAATGTAACTCTGTCTATAGTAAATGATAAGACTGAATATATAGATTTGTATATCAGAACACAAAAGGATTTCATATTGTATAGGGAAGATTAATGCCAACAATCCAAAGAAATAATATAAGTTTAAATAATCTTGTATATACTACAGGATATTACGTAAACCCAAATTGGATTGTATCATTATCGCCATCGAAAGTTGGAAGTGGAACTGCTCAGTGGAATGCTTCCTCATTGCAGGGCAATCCCATATTAAATATCACTCCAGCAAGTGGACAAGTTTTGGCTTGGTCAACAAGTGGCTGGATACCATCTGGCATCAGTTCATATTCTGGTAGCGGCTCCATATCTACTTTGGGAGCCGTTACTTTAGATGGAACTGTATCAGGCACTCTTTCAACAACTAATAGTACTTTATTGGACTCATCTCCCATATCTTCAGGAGATTGTATAAAATATATAATAAAGGCAAAACACAGCACTGACATACAATCATCTGAAATTTTGCTAGTTGCTAATAACGGTGATTCCTACATGACTCAATATGGAATTGTTTATACAAGTTCTCTGCTTGCAAATTTTAGTACCTCTATTTCAGGATCATATATTAATTTATATGCACAGGCAACAAATAATAATACTGATATTAAACTATTTAAAACTATTATAAATTAGGATTTGAGGATGCTAAAAGACAGGGTAAAAGTAAATGTAAATACAAATGGGACCGGAATTTTAACTCTCGGCAGTGCGTATAGCGGTTTTCAGGACTTCAGCGCTCTTGGGACGGGCAATATAAAAACTTACTATACTCTGGTAAATGGCACAAACTGGGAAACTGGAGAAGGTACTTACAATAGCATAAGCGGAACCCTTAGTAGGGATCTCGTATTTGAAAGTTCCTCTAGCGGAAGTTTAATTAATCTCTCAAGTTCATCAACAGTATTTATTTCCTATCCTGCTAAAACTTCGGTCTATCTAAACTCATCAGCTTCGCCTTCCAGTGGACAATATTTAGTATCAAATGGTGACAAGTCTTTTTCAGGCCAAAACTTAACTGCTTCAGATGTAAAAACCCCATTAAGTGTCTCATACGCTTTAAATTCTACAAATTCAACTATTGTAGACTCCACATCTGGTAATGCTATAAAATATCTAATAAAAGCTCAGTATAATTCAGACACCCAAATTGAGGAATCTTTAATCATAGCAAAGTCAAATAATGTGTATATAACAGTATACGGGCAACTCTACACTTCGTCTCAGCCTTTAATTAGTGTAGATGCTTCATCTGTTAGTGGAATAATTAATCTTTCAATGATAGCTGCTAACTCTGGAACAAATATAAATCTATATAAAATAAGTATATAAAGGGGTAAAAAATGGCATATAGTGTTTTTAGAGTCCCTAATAGTATAACAGTTTTACCAACAACTGGTAATCAAATTGTAGCTACAATTCAGGGCGCATCTGGTCAATCAGCCGATCTTCAACAATGGCAAGATTATCTTGGTAATATTATTTCTAGAATCGACAGTGCTGGTAATCACTCTGGTGTTGCCGGTACTTTTTCTGGAAATGTCGCGATAAATGGTGGATCGCTAACAACATCTCAGACTACGGCGAACCTATTTAATACGACTGCTACGACTCTTAATATTGGTCAAGCATCAACAACCACAAATTTAGGTGCGGCAAATGGAACCGTTAATATCGGTGGTACAACAGCAGTCAATATCTTAACTGCTACAGGAACTATCAACGCTAACGGCGGAACGATAGCTACAAACCAAACTACTTTTAACTTAGCAAATACCACTGCAACCACAGTTAATGCATTCGGCGCTTCTACTCAAACTAATATTGGTAATGGTGCTGGGTTTATTATTTTACAAGGCACTACCACTGGTAATGTAATTACCGCTACAGGCACAATTAATGCAAACGGTGGTACTATAGCAACCAATCAAACGACAGCAAACTTATTTACTGCAAACGCTACAACTATAAATATAGGTAGCGCTAGTTCAACCGGGGTATTTGCTGGTAATATTGCTGTTAATGGTGGAACAATTTCAACAACGGCATCTGCTGGATATTTATACAACACCAATGCTACGAACGTGTATATTGGTGGAGCTGCCGGTGGCTCAATTGTACTTGGTGGCGGATCAAATCCAAATATTTGGTTATCTGGTGCTGTTAAAACAATAGGATCATTAGATGGTTCTTCTGCATCGTATACATTACTAAGCACTCCGACTACGATCACAATGGGTGGTTCTGCAACCACCACAACAATTGGCTCTGCTGGTGGTACTATTAATTTAAATGGTACAGTTAGCATTAACGGCTTGAGTACAACTGGAAATATTCAAGCTAATAATATAACTGCAACAGGAACTTTGAATGCTAATGGTGGCACAATAGCCACAACTCAAACAACCGCTAATCTTTTTAATACTACTGCAACAACTGTCAATATTGGCGGTGCTGGCACAACAAATGTTAATAACCTAACTGCTACTGGCACTATTAATGCCAATAACGGTACAATAGCAACAAATCAAACTACCGCTAATCTATTAAACACAACCGCCACAACAGTTAATGCGTTTGGGGCAGCAACTACAACTAATATTGGGGCCGCTGGCGGCACAGTTAATATTGGTGGCACTACTGCCGTTAATATTTTAACAGCAACTGGAACTATTAACGCCAATGGCGGAACAATTGCCACAAATCAAACCACAGCTAATCTACTTAACACGAATGCTACTACTGTAAATGCATTCGGAGCTGCTACTACCACAAACATTTCAACAGGATCAACTGCTAGTGGAGTAGTAAATATTAATACTAATAGTGCAACCGGCACGATTAATATTGGATCGGCTACATCTAATACATACATCGCTGGTAATCTTTATGTTGCCGGTCAAACCGTTACTGTTAACTCAACTCAAATCTCTACCTCAGATCTATTCTTAAATCTCGGATCTGGCGTTGGAGCGGTTGGCGCTCCACTTACGGGCGCTGGTCTTATTCTTGGTAGTGGTACAGCCGGTAACGGCTTAGGCGTTAAATTCACATACAATTATAACGCAGGAACTCCATACTGGTCATCGACTGAAAATATGAGTCTAGCTACTGGTAAGACTTATATGATTAACGGCACTACTGTGCTATCATCCACCACTCTTGGATCTGCCGTTAATATTTCTAGTTTACAACAAGTTGGCACAATCGCGACAGGTGTTTGGAACGGTACTGTAATTGGAACCGGATATACAACCGCCCAAGTCACAGCCGTTACAGCGGGCGCAACTAATACTATTTCCGTAACTGGTACATTACAAGCTCCATATATTAATCTTGCTACTGTTTCCCAAGGCTCAACTGGAACATCATTTGTTAAAGTTGGTATAGATGGATACGGTCGCGTAATTAACAATACGGCTGTAGCTTCAGGCGACATTCCTAATCTATCTGCTGCTCAAATTACCGCTGGCACATTGGCAGTTGCTCAGGGTGGTACAAATCTATCATCCTATACTGTTGGTGATTTGCTATATGCATCTGCCACTACCACAATCAGTAAACTTGCCGCTGTTGCTAGTGGATCATTCTTAGTATCAAATGGCACTTCTACTGCTCCATTCTATCGCACGCTAACAACCCCAGACATCACTGGCGCTCTTGGATATACTCCTGCAAGCTCTGCTTCTGGTGTAACTGGATCAGGATCATCAGGCACTTTGGCCGTTTGGAATACTGGTGGCAATATTACATATGACAACGATTTAAAATATGATACCACAAATAATTTACTAACACTAGCATATACAACAGTGACCTCTTCTGGAGACGTAACTGTTGGAGCATCGGTCACTACGATTGACCAATTCCCAACAGGAACATATAGAAGTGGCAAATATCTTGTTCAGACAAAGAATGCCGCAACATTAACACCAACAATTTCTCAGATTTCCGAAATTCTTGTTATTCACGATGGTTTTGGAACTGCATTCGTAACAGAATATGGACAAATTTATACAAGTGGTACTCAATCATTACTAAACTTAAGTGCTACAATTTCTGGTGGTAATGTTCTTGTACAAGGAACAAGTAACACAGGTGGAAGCGTATATACCAGATTTACTAGAACATCAATGTCAGTCTAATTAATAGTAGAGGATAGGATAGCATGGCTTTTAAACCTTTTGTTCTTCCAAGCGGTACGGACTTTTATGCTGGGGACGGCGCTCCTTCTGGGGTCGCCGATCCTCTATTTATTGTAGTAGACTCTACAAATAAGGTTGGAATTAATTCTCAAACTCCTAGTGGTACATTAGATATTAACACTGCAAGCTCTGGTGATAAAGGATTAATTATAAGAGCCTCGACTTCGCAAACGGCGAATTTGATAGAACTGCAAAATGTGTCTAGTGGTATTATTTATTATGTTTCACCCTCTAGTCAACAATCTGGCATTTCTGCTATATATTCAAGCGGTATACAACTTCTAAGTGGCGTTCCAGCTTCAACAGCAAATACCTTGTATTCCAGCGGTAATTCGTTATATTGGAATGGAACAGGTATAAATGTTGGTCCAGTAACACTTTCTGGTGGAGCATCTGGATATTTAACTATTTGGAGTTCGGCAAGTGGAATTTCATATAGTAACTCATTAAAATTTGATTCGGCTAATAATAGAGTAGTTTTCACCGGAACTGGCATAAGCGCTAGCGGTATGAATATGAATATTCTTAGCGATTCTACTATTTCTTTTGAATCCACCGCTGGTCAATTATTCTCTATTTCTGATGGACTTGCTTCTGGAACTATCTTCTCTGTTAATGATATATCGGGCATGTCTTCTATTGAAGTTGATGCTTCGGGTCTTATTAAATTTGGTGAGTATGATGGTTTTATTGGAATTGGCACAAGTCAAACTTTTGGTCAGTATTCTGGCAAGGTCGAGATCGCTGCCCCAAGTGGATATAAAACTCTTGTGCTGCGACCAGCATCTGGTTCAACAAGTAATATTCTCGAAACTCAAAATTATTCGAGTGGAACATTGACAATTATTGATGCGTCTGGTAGAATGCACATTGGTGGAACCGGATCTCTTAATCAGTTAGAAGTAGATACTTTATCCACAACTACGAAAGGAATAGTGGTCAAGGGTCAGACTAGTCAATCTGCAAACTTAATAGAGTGGAGTAATCCATCTATCACATTTGGTGCTATTGACAGTGCTGGTAAATTAGGTATCGGTACATCCTCTCCAACTGGTACTGTTGATATTACAGCAGTTACGGGATCAACAAAGGGTTTAATACTTAGAGCTAATAATACTCAAAGCGTAAACGTATTTGAAATCGACACTGGCGCTGGATCTCCATTATTTATTGTGGATTCAGGTGGTGCAGTATCTGGTATTACGGCTACGATTGCAAGTGGGATAACTTTATCAACGGGCGTTCCAGCCGTAACAACAAATAAACTTTATAACAGCGGCTCTTACCTGCAATTCAATGGCGGGTATGTCAGCGGTGTTACTGTAAATCCACTCACATATAATTCTGGTATAACTGGAACAACAGCAAACTTTAATGGATCGGCCACTACAAATATTTCTCTTGGCGGATCGGGCAATCTTACAAATCTTGTAGTATCTAGTGGAATTACACTCACTGCGGGTATTCCGGCAGTTACAACTAATAATAATTTATATGCTAGTGGAAATACTTTGTGGTTTAATGGGTTTCCCGTAAGCGGGGGACCAATGGGTCCATCTGGTGCTGGTGGCGCACTGGGATATTATGGGTCATTTTATGATATTACAAATCAAACATATCCCTCAACTACTGGAGTTGTAATATTAGGTCTTGGACAGGTTTCTGAAGCTAAAGGCGTAAGTATTTCTGGTGGAAATGCTGTTCTTTTTAATTACCCCGGAACATATAGTCTTACTTATTCCATTCAATTCTTAAATGGTGCAATCCAACTTCAAGACGTTGACGTTTGGCTAAGAAAAAATGGGGTTGATGTTTCAGGAAGTAATACTATATTCACAGTTCCCGGATCACATTTCACTGGTGTAAGCGGTGCACTTGCAGGTAGTTGTAATTATGTATATACTTATAACTCAGGTGATTATATTCAACTTGCCTCTGCTAGCAACAGTACAAGCGTTGTTGTCTCATATATTCCTTCTCAAACAAGCCCAACTGTTCCATCGGCTCCATCAATTATTTTCACCGCTCAACAGGTTATGAATAACCAGTTTATAACTGGAATTGTTCCGATTGCAAGTGGTGGTACTAACTTATCAACAGCCCCATCTAATGGTCAACTTTTAATTGGTAGTGGTACAAGCTATGCCCTTAATACTTTAACGGCTGGTAGCGGGATAAGTGTAACGAATGGCAGTGGATCAATTACAGTATCAATGGGCGGAACAGGAAATCTTAATCAATTAATATTCTCGACTGGTACTATTATAGGCGATATAAATACAGGAAGTGGTAGAATATCTCCTGCAACCACAGATATTTTTATTGGAAATAGTGCCGGTAACTCTGCATCAGGTACACTACCTATATTTATAGGCCCAACCGCTGGTAATTCCGCAAGTGGAACATCAAATATTTTTATTGGAAATAGTGCTGGGGCATCTTTTCCGGGTAATTATAATACCGCTATCGGTTTTCAGGCGGCAAATAATGCAAATGGAGTTGCTGTTAGTGGGAGTTATAATACAGTTGCTGGATACAGAGCTTTTAGAAATAGTTCTGGTACATATAATGTTTGTATTGGATACGGTGCTGGTGGTGAAGATTCTAATTCTACATATGATTATAATACTGCTCTTGGATATCAAGCAGGATACCAAGCGTCAGGTTCGTATAATGTAAATATCGGATATAATGCTGGATTTAGAGTCTATGGAACTGGCAATATTGAGATAAGAACAAGAAATACAAATCCTCCATTATATGGAAATGCAAACTCAAGCAATAAATTAAACATTGGAGAAACAATCGTTGGAGATATGTTGTCCAAAAAAATATATATTGGAGATGGATCGACATCAGGTAATTTCTCACCCAACGCAACTCTACAAGTCCAAGCTAAAAGTGCAACTGATAAAGTTTTTATTGCCCAAGCCACAACTTCTCAATCTGCCAATATTTTAGAAGTGCAAGATTCTTTTGGCACTGCTTTAATTTCAATAGATACCCTTGGTAGAGTTTCTCAGAATATCGCCGGAAGTGGAACAAACTGGGGCAACGTAGCTTTTGGACCTAGCGCTTTGGGTTCAATGACTCAAGCTGGCGCAACTAATCTTAGTTATAATACGGCTATTGGTAGTAACGCGATGGCAAATGCAACAGGATGTACCGCAAATACATGTATTGGATGGTATGCTGGATCTGCTATAACAACTGGTAGTGCCAATATTATCATAGGTAAAACTGCCGGGGCTGCTGTAACTACGCAAAGCTATAATACAATAATCGGCGATAGGGCTGGTCAGTATATTACAGGCGGTGGTGCGGTGGCATATGGATGTTTAGCTTTAGCAACAGTCTCAACTGGTGGGGATAATGTTGGCATAGGTTTCCAAGCTGGAAATAATATTACAACTGGAGCAGGTAATACGGCTATCGGAAATTATTCGATGTTAAGTTCTACTACAGGTGTAATGTCATATAATACCGCGATTGGAACAAACGCTTTAAGATATAATAATGCTAGTTATAACACAGCTTTAGGATATCAAGCATTGTATCTTAGCAGTGGATTGAATGCAAACTACAACACCGCTTTAGGCATATATGCTGGATATACAGTTACAACTGGATCAGGTAATATATTTGTTGGATCTAGTGCTGACGTAGCTAGTGGTTCAGGAGCTATTAATGGCGCTATTGTTATTGGTTATGGCGCACAAGCTAACCAAAATAGTCAACTTGTTATTGGATCATCTACTGCTAAGGTTGGAAAATCTGATGGAACGGGTGAACAATCTACATCTTCAACAGCTCCTAGCGGTATAACTAAACTACTTGAAACAAGAATAAATGGAACATCATATCAAATTCCACTTATGCCAGTAACTGCAACTGATCTTCAAATTTTTAATGCAATAACAACTAGTGGTGGTATAACTGTAAATAGCGGTGTTCCCGGAACTACTACAAGCAAAATATATGCTAGTGGAACAGCTTTATATTGGAATGGTCAACCTGTATCGACTGGCGGTTTAAGTGGTGGATCTTCGGGCAATGTCCCAGTTTGGACAAGCGCAACAACACAAACATATGTCGCTGGATTTACTTATGATATCACAAATAAACTTTTAAGTAATACCAAAGGATTATCTAGTGCCGAAGTATATGGTGCTGGCGCTGGTATTAATTTAACCTCAGCAAATAATGCAACAATTATAGGAAATGGCGCTCTTCAAGGCGTATTGAACAGTACAGATGCTACTTTTATTGGATACTCTGCCGGATATCAAAGTGCCAACGTAGCAGATACTGGCGTTAGATTAACTTTCGTAGGAAGTAGAGCCGGGCAAGAAGTTCAAACAGTCGGTCACTCACCAACTGATTCGGTTGGATTGGGAGCTTATGCTGGATATGGATCTTATAACGTATGTAATACATTCATAGGATCTTGGGCTGGATCAAATATGCCATCGGGCGGTGGGAACATTGCACTTGGAGCCAAAGCTCTGAGCTATGGTAATCAATTCGACTTCCACGCTAATGGTAATGGATCTGGAAATATTGAAATTACTGCTAGAGATTATCATCACTCAGGCGTATATCCAATTGAT